CTTAATCTGGCGCCTTAGACCACTCGGCCACGGCATCGTATACAAAAGCTATTGCTAGGATTTGAACCTAGGTGATTGGATTCAAAGTCCAAGATACTAACCACTATATGACAATAGCTCCCCGTATATATGATGCATGTATTCTTTAAGCTAATCTTACCTACCATGGTATATCTTGTGGACGAAACCGACACCCAATCTTTAAAAAGTCAACAAACTTTTTAAATTCCGGTTCGGATATATCGGTATTTTCCATCGAATCGAGAACGTTACCGACATATTCGTTATATTTTACGTGATTACCCCTGTGTATATGTCTATTCTCACGCAAATTACCAATTTCACGCGGCATCATGATTATATTCTCACTCGCGTGGATATCATACTTAACCTTTTCAATAATTGGGTGACTCTTGAACTCTTTTGGTATGACGTGATGGTCCTCGACGTTACGAACGTTCCATCTAAGTTTGAATGTTCGTCGAAGTAGAGATCCGTACCGCATACTATAGTTTTGAAATACTTCTACACCGAGACGCATCATTGAATCTTCCAATTCATCAACTTCTTGCCATGCCGCAAAACACTCTTCTGATGTTCCCGAAACGTAACACTTTTCATCCGCCTCATCGAGTGCTTCCGCGAACCTAAACTGAAGACGCGGGTTCTCGAACGTTTGAAACGCAATATTTATTTTTTTACTATACGTACCTTCGAGAATGTTCTTACGTATTTGGTTACGTTTGTTTTCGGGTGTCGGGGGAATTGAAGAAACTCTGATCATTTACTTTTTAACGTGGTATATCTTTAACACGTTAAAAGGTAAGTGTGATCCCAGCGGGGGTCGAACCCGCGACCTCGGCGTTGCGTTTGTGACACTAAAGTCACTTAGGTATACCTAGTAGTGTATAAGCACCGCGCTCTAACCAACTGAGCTATAGGATCATATTTATACATCAACCATAAACTTTAAGCCAAACACGACTTTTACTAACCGTAAAACGTATTCTTTGTATTCAATCATTTGTGTTGTACTATGTAATATAGTTTAATCTTTATACCCCACACGAAGGGTAAGACTCCAAATCCAGTGATTGTCTCGGTGTTGGTAATTGTCGCGAAGACTTCTGTTTCAATATCCATTTTTTTACCACATTTGATGTTCGTAATTCATCACTTTTAGTCATGTCTTGTGATATTATACTTAACCCGTTACATACGTCAGGTTTATTTTCTTTATCGGGGAACGTTTCGTTAAACGCCTCTATTGTATGTGAAGGTATATCGGGTGCATCGTCAAGTAATCTATCGTATTCTAGACGCACTTTATTTACAAATTCTAAAACGTCTTCACGATATTTCGTTTCGAGTGATAATTCCATATCAATGTTCCTATAAAATTTTGAGTATTGTACACACATGACCGAGTGTGATTCCATCATACGTGAAGAATTGTTAAACTTGGAAATAGATGTAAGTATACCCGCGACTACGTTCAAAAACGCGAAAAAGTATTGAAAAATAACAATTTTTTGTTTTTGTTCGGTCGACATGTTTTGATCATTAGGACTTAAGACCGCAAAACCACCAACACCCGTAATACTTGATATGATTATACATGGGTACGATAACCAATCGTTCTGTTTCTTATAAAACATACGCGCGTGGTTATGTAGCCATCGATACCCGGCAGCCTTCTCGGCCCATCGGATTAGGAGCTTTTCTTGTTTCGGACACCAATGATGTTGTTCTGGTATAGTGTCTTCTCCCATTACTCTTTCTTAGAAAATAAATAAGCATATTCTCGTGCCTGTGTATCAACGCGCTCATTGTTTACGTTTCCGTTATGTGCCTTAACCCATTTAATATCGACTATTTCAAATTTACGCATCAACTCGACCATTTTTACCCATTCGTCTTTATTTTTTACGTCACCACCTTTTGATGTTTTCCAACCGTTACGTTCCCAATTTTTAGACCATTCCGTTAGACCCATGCGTACATAATTACTATCGGTAAAAATACGAACGGTCGTGTGTCCCAATTCTATAAACTTTTCTAAAACTTTTATTATTGCAGTCATTTCCATGACGTTATTCGTAGAGATCTCTTTACCACCTTTATCTTCAATTTTAGGGTCCGTGTTTATGAGATATGCCCATCCACCGGGTCCGGGATTACCCAAACAACTTCCGTCCGTGTACGCTTCGATCATTTATTATATACACAGGTTTAAACTTTATACTTCAATAGCGTGTTCTTGTTTATATGGGAACAAGTAATAATAACATTTAACCAATGGATTAAACAGTATACATGGACCAAACACAGTTCCAAAAAATATTAAGAATATATAAGCACTTTTCATTTATACAAAAAAGACTTAAAATTTTAAGTATTTATACTATAAAACATGTTCCATCAAGATTGGGATGAAGTTACCATACACGGTAAAAGTGTTACTAAAGAAAAAGAAAAGGAAAAATACGTCAAATTCATGGGTCAAGAGATCAAATTACCTAAACGGAGTCAATATTCGGGTAAAACACCGGAACAAAAACTTGACGAAACTGAGTTAGGGACGCACAAAAAGGTCAGTAAAGAAACGGGGTTAACAATCCAACGGGCGCGTGTCGCAAAAAAGTATACACAAAAAGATCTTGCTAATCTCATAAACGTATCTTCAGACATAATTTCGTCGTATGAATTGGGTAAATCAATACCTGACCCTAAAATCATGCAAAAACTGCGTAGAATTTTAGGTGTTAAACTCTAATCATTATCAATATGTCAGAACCAATAGGTAAACGAATACAACTTTTACGTATACAAAGAAGTCACGCACAAGTTGAGCTTGCACACAGAATAGGCGAAACGTTAGATACTATAAACATGATCGAAACGGGTAAACTTGATCCGAACTGGTACATACTCGAAAAAATACAAAAGTATTTTAAGGTTAAACTTTAAAATTTGGTCTAAATTTTAAAATCTAAATTTTATTTGTATATATTTTTTAAATTTTATTTATTTACTAGTAAACGTTTAATACACGCTTAGTTGGAGAACGCGAGACCGCCCATACCGGATTGCACACGGAGAACGTTGTAGTTGACCGCGAACATGTCGAGGTTCTTGGAGGTCGCACCACCGACGTTTCTACATTTGACGGCGACTTGCGCGTTGTCAATTCTGGAGAAGTTACAGGTACCAGTTGGTTGATGCTCTTCTGGCTTAAGCGCAAACGAGTACGAGTAAACGCCCGCGTATGGGGTACCAGAGTGGTGTTGGTATGATTGAACTTGGTTAAAGTACTTACCGGATTGTTCCTTGAATCTGTCTTGACCGTTAAGGACCAATTTGAACGTGTCCAAGTTACCCATGACTTCTTCAGTGAAGGCCGTTGGGGAAGAAGTCTTAGATCCAGCGGCATCATAGCTTGGGCAACCCAATTGGTTCGCAGCGATAAACGTGTTCGAAGTGGCAATAACTGGAACAACGGCCATATCAATATCCGCGTTGGCATCTGAGAAACCCAAGTTCCACGCAGTTTGCGCACCTTCGGAATCACCTTCGGCAACGCACCACACCAATTCCTTAACTGGGTGGTTGTAGGACAATCTGACTTGCTTGGTCGCGTTCTTGGTGACCGTATCGGTACCAGTGTGTTGAACTTGCTCAATCAAGTATTCGTGACCCTTTTGCGCGAATCGTCTGCGCTCTTCAGTGTCGAGGTAGATGTAGTTAGCCCACACTTTGAACGTGGAAGTGTTCAAGTACTTGTCAAAGTTGGACGCCAAGTCAAAGTCAATTCTGACTTCGTGGTATTGCAAGGCAATCAATGGCAAGGCCAATCCTGGGTTTCTGTTGAAGAAGAAGATGAGTGGCAAGTAAACGGCACCAGACGAAGCGACAGTCGCGGATGTCATCTTACCCCAGTTGGTTCTCTTGGCTTCATCCAAGTACAACTCAGAGTACAATCTCCACCATCTTTGGTAGTGTTTGTCGATTCTTTGACCACCGATGGACAATTCAGCGGACTTGATCGCACGCTCGGCGACCCATCCAGTCCATGCGGAGCTGACGGCGGCACCATCCGCGGCACCAGATTGAAGCAATTCAGCTTCGTTCGCCAATTCAACGTACATGTCGCCGACCAAATCACCGTTTCTGGCGACAGTGACGGAAACGCGACCCGAGTTCGCGGCAGTACCGTTAACAGTTTGTTCGATGTTTTCCATCGCAAAGTTTGTGTGGCGTTTGTAAACAGCCTGGAAGAAAGTGACTTTTGGGTTACCAGTCAAGTAGACATCTTGGGCGCCATAGGCGACGAGTTGCATGAGACCACCGGCCATTTTGTTTGTTTTGTACTATAGCATGAGATTTTTATTTTGGACGATTTCGCGAAAAAACACGGTTTGATTTTTCCTGGTACATATAAATGTCAGACGACGACGAAGTACCCAAACTTGAATCCGTAGACGAAGAATATATCGAAATTGAATCTGAATCAGGATCCGAATCCGAAATTGGATCGAATATTGAAGAAGATGAATTAACTACAGTCGGAGGCGAACTCCCAGATATCGATGAATTAGAAAATGACGATTTTGATGATGATTATATGGAAGATGAAACTTTTGGTCTGGATAATATGGGTGCTCTCTTAGGTTCCGTACTAACAAACGAAGAAGGTGAAACTGTATGCTCAGCCCTGGTAAACATATCGAGACAACTTGAAGTTCAGAACAAGATAATGATAAAAATGTTAGCTCAACTCCAAAAAAGAGTATAAAAAATTAGCGTGTATTAATTATAATACAAGAAATGGATCCAAACACCTTATTCATTACTCCGGATGCAGACCGCGAAGACGCCTTTTATCACGATATGGCAAATCGCACTGACGATCTTAATCCAGAAGAATTATTAAGGGCAATAAAGTACGAAGAGAAGAATGTTGGATTACTACCGGATAGAAATAATACAGAACTTGTTAATTTGAATCCAGTGGAACTCTCGTATAAAATATTCTTTTCACCTGAAGAATTAGATATTATAACGAACAGACCTAAATATGTAGATATGAGAGTTAAGGAAAAGGTATACAGACATTTGTTAGATCGAAACAGTAAATATTTTAACCGTGCAAAAATACTCGATATACTTTCAAGTGATATGGGAAGCGACGATGATTTAGATATAGGGTTTAGAATCAGGAGACTCACCGATCAGCTTTGTGATTCGTGGAATATTGTTCTTAGTACTAATCGTATTTATGACCGTAAAAATAACCCAACGCAAGTTCCGTTAGAAGTTACAACAAATCCTTCGCTATTTAGATGTTCCATGCCAGACTTTGAAGAGCTTAACGTATTCCAGAAATGTATAATGGCAATTTTCGATTCTCTTCATAAAAATGATACAAAACGTTACCGAGGGTATACGTGTAAAGAGATCATAACTACTGAAGGGTATAAGACACGTGCTTGGAAACAGGATGAACCCATAAAAGATTATGTTCACCGAATCGCTAATAAAGAAACATGGTATGAATTATGGAAAGATTTAACATCCTCAAACGGAACAGCTATGTTTTCTCAAGTCATAAAGCATTTAACAGATTGTACAGATATACAATTTCCAGAAATTGTAAAGAACCGAAGGGTTTGGTCGTTTAAAAACGGTATTTTTATAGGATCAAAATGGTCTGATAAAACTGGATTATATCACACTGTCTTTTACCCGTATCATTCAAAAGAATATAAAAATCTTGATCCAACAATCGTAAGTTGTAAATATTTTGATGTTGATTTTGAGGATCATTCGATGGTAGAAGATTGGTCAGATATACCGACACCTCATTTCGAAAGTGTTCTTAAGTATCAGGAATTCAGTGATGATGTTATCAAATGGATGTACATTTTAGGAGGTCGATTATGTTTTGAACTTAATGAATTGGATAAATGGCAAATTATACCCTTTTTAAAAGGGATTGCACGTTCAGGTAAATCAACATTGATCACAAAAGTTTTCTGTAAATTTTATGAAACGGCGGATGTTAAAACAATAGCGAATAACATAGAGAGAAAATTCGGATTATCGTCTATTCATAACGCGTTAATGTTCGTTGCGCCAGAAATTAAAGGTGATTTCCAACTCGAACAGGCTGAATTTCAATCTATAGTTTCTGGTGAAGAAGTTTCACTCGCTGTAAAATGTGAAACAGCTAAAACATTGATATGGAAAGTACCCGGTATTCTCGGAGGTAATGAAGTTCCACAGTATAAAGATAAATCGGGTAGTATTCTGCGACGTATGGTCACGTTTCATTTTGGAAAACAGGTAAGCGATAAGGATACGGACCCAATGCTTGATACAAAACTTGAATCTGAAATACCAGTTATAATTGAAAAATGTCTTCGTGGATATCTCGAGTATGCTCAAAAATATCAAAACAGGGACATTTGGAGTATACTCCCTAAATATTTCTTTAAAATCCGAGAACAAATTGCGTCAGCCACAAACCCATTGGAAAGATATTTACAACTGGAAATGTATAAAAATTACGAGATCAAAATGGGTGAAAATTTAAAATTTCCAATCGACTTGTTTGAAGAAATGTTCTTAAATTTTTGCAGTGATAAGAAAATTGCTCGTCCAACTTTCAATAATGATTTCTATAACGGATCGTTCAGTACGCGAGGTATTAAAATACAGAATGAAGTCAATGATTATTGGATTATCACAAATCCAGAAAGGTTAAGTGAACCTGATAATTATAAAGGTAGAAAAGTTCTATATGGTATAAGTCTTGTTGCTAAAGAAAATACAAAGGGGTATGATGTAACCAGTTATAGATAATGATTAAAAATCTCAGAGTAGTGTAAGTATGGACCCTCGTCAATTTGTCAAAAATTCTAACATACAGGTTCAGCGTTCGGATACCATGACGAGTACGAATACTAATACAAGAGAAAATGTACCAACGTTTAATGAACTTCGTTTGGGTAAATTTAGACCGGGTATGTATAATGCATTAGTAAATAAGCTTTTCACACCAGAAACAAACGGTGATAAACGTGTTAATATCAAATATATACTTAAACAGAAACCTAAAGGTCATGCACCCTTATCGGGTGGTATAACCATAGACGTTAACGAAATAAAAGGTGTTTACGGAAGATTTCAAACCGGTGTTATTCACACAAAAGATTTTGGTTTAAAGGGAAATTTGGATTTAGATTTTTCTTCTGCTCAATTTACTGGGTATATGACAAATGGTATAGAAAAAAAGAATTTTAGTTTTAATATTTATAAAACTGGTAAAATTAGGTTATCGGGTGGATTTTTAGGATCAAAAAACCTTAAAAGACAACCTGAATCTCTGCGTAAATATATAATAGATACGTATACACAAAAACAAGGTTTTTTGTACAATGACATATCTTACAATAATATAGGGGGTCAATTTTATACGAACGCGAATTTTGAATTAACGAAAATGACGCGGGAATATGTTAAGTTACGTACTTGGGGTGTATCTTTCCTTCAATATGAACCAGAACAGGCACCCTTTCTTTATATAAAATATAAAGATCGTACATTTATATTTTCTTCAAAAACAACTAAATCGGGATCGGGTGTTGTTCAAATACAAGGTGAAGATAACCCGGATGAAATTGAAATTGCATATAACGTTGGTGTAGAACTAGTTAATAAATTACATGAAAATGGGTACACTTTGGGATTGGTTAATAAAAACGTAAACGCGAATAAAATTTCGGTAGTTTCTGGTAAACTGAAAGCATCGACGTGTCCCAAACCTAGAAGACCACCATGTAAAGAAGGTTTTGAAACTAAGAAAAATCCACAAGGGTATGATTGTTGTTTCAAAAAACCAAAAAGGAAACCCGCTGTAAAGAAACAAACTATTAAAAAAACAAAAAATATGAGAATTACATATGATAAAGAGGGTATAATGAAAATAGGAGGATTAAAGTGTGAAAGACTTACCAAACCAGTATTACTTGAAGTTGCTAAGAAGTTGGGTGTTGTTGGTATCAAAAATAAGAATAAAAAGGATACTATATGTAAGGCACTTGATAAAATTGAAAAAGGTAACTCTAATTTTAAAATAGATAGTAAACTTTGTAAGGATATGAAAAAAGAACAACTCATATCGCTTGCGATATCCAAAGGAATACCAGTAAATGATTCAGATACTGTAAAAATATTGTGTCAAAAACTTCAAAAACCGAATTCACCAAATACACCGAATTCACTCGCAAACGAAATGGAGAAGGTTTTGTTAAATTCTCAAAAAAGAGAAAAGAGAAAACCTACTAATATAAAACGTAAACTCGATGATAAAGGTATAAAAAATGATATCGTTAAACTTTACGGTAAAACTTGGATGAAAAAATACGGTAACGTTATGAACATTAATAAAAATGTAAAAGACGTTAAATCTGAATTAAATAGAATGGAAATAAATAAACGATTAGTGACTAAAAATGGAGTACTAATGAAGCGCGAGGCAGATAAGATTAAGAAAGATATGGTATATAGGTTTAAAATGAATAAAAAAGAGGAATTAAAAGAATTGTTGATCGAGAAGGAAGCTAATAAAGTTTATGGCAAATTTGGTAAAAATGTGGTAAATAAAGTCGTTAGATTTATCATGTCTTTTCCTAAAACACCGGCAGTAAATAGTAATAGAGTTATTAATTATATTAAAATGACGAGAGAATTATCCCAACAAAAACCACTCCCGTTAAACAAGAAAAGAGTTGTACCACCAAAACCTAAAGTTGTACGAAAACCAAAACAAAAAGTTGTTAAGAAAAAATCTTTACCCATAAAAAATAAGGTAATTAGGCGCCCAGTTTCTAAGTCTAACTCGAACTCGAACTCGAACTCGAACTCGAACTCGAACTCGAACTCAAAATCGAACTCAAAATCAAA